AAGCCATAATATCTTCACCAGATTGCATTCTTATGAGTTTAACGTTATGCATTCTTGACCTCTATATTGTAAAACTTATACTTAAATTTCTCTTCATCGTATATTCTAACACGATCTTGCAAGTGTTGCAATGTATAGTTGACATGTTTGCCTATACGAAAATCATCGGCAATGTCATAAAGAACTGCTTCAGTTTTATTATCGCCTATTCGTAAACCTCTGCCAATCGACTGTAAATTTCTTATTCTTGATTTAGATGGTGAGGCGAAAACAACATTGTGAAGATTACGTATATTAACACCTGTACTGAATGTTCCATATGATGCGACGATAATAGCATCATTTTGTTTTTCAGTAATAGCACGAACTTGTTCACGCACATCAACATCGGTGCCACCATACACAAAAAACGCATGACGATTTTTTGTTTTCTCTTCAATCATTTTGTATAGATGTTTACCATGTTTTTCTACTAGATTAAAAAGTATAAGTGAGTTTCCTTTTAGTGATAATGCTAGATTACGAATGAACTCATTTCTTGCAGTGCTTTTAACTATGTAGTCTATCTCAGATTGATAGTCCCAACCTCTAGATAGTTTACAGATTTCTTCAGAATATTTCAATACTAAGCACTTGATTCGGAAATCGGCTAGTTGTTTGTTTTCAATGAGTTTAGCGGTAGTTGTTGATTGATATACTGGACCAAACAATCCTTCCAATACTAATTTGTGTGTTTGTGTACCATCAATTGTACCAGTACAACCAATACGATACTTGGCATTCTTTAAGCCAGTCATGATCGTAGTCAATGACTTTGCTTTGAATTGATGTGCTTCATCACCCAAAACAAAATCAAATTGTTCAAAGTATTCTGGTGGATTCTTGTAGATAGATTGCCATGTAGTAATGGTTAGAAACTTATCTGTATGCTTATCTTTTCCTGAATACTGTCGATGGGCATTGTTTGCGGCATCGTAACCATAAGATTCAAAATCAGAATACATTTGCTCAACAAGAGAAGTTGTAGGAACAATTAGCAGTCCTTTCTTGTAGTTTTTGTGTTGAAGGTATCTAAGTATCAGATATTGTATCAACGACTTACCAGAACCAGTCGGTGATAATAGCAACATTCTTCTGTTTCTTACGGCAAATAAGAAGGCCTTGTATTGATAGTCTCTTACACCTTCTGCTATAATGCTTTTGTCTAATTGAAGTTGTTCTATAAACTCATTTGCTTCTATTGCTGAAAAGTTCTCTGTATTACTTACATCAGTATCAACCTCAAGTTTGTAATCTCTTTCTTCACAAAAATTTTTAATGTAAGGCACTAAGCCGTGGTAAATGGTGTGTGTACGTAAATCAGCAAGTCTTATTTTACCATCCCACAACCGATTCTTGTATGCTGGCATAAACTGATAGCCAGGAACAAAAAAAGTAAAGTAGTCAGCAAGTTCTTGTGCTATACCTTTTTCACACGCAAACCTAATAAATGCTTCATTTTGTTTATATAAACTTAAATCAAACACCTTGTATGAACTTTTCCCAATCAATAAACGAACGTAATTCCCATGTTCGATTGTTCAATTCTTTCAATATGGCTTGACACACTTCAACAATTTCTTCGTGTAATAATTTCTTAGCCAAATGCTTGTTGATATCTTCATCTGCTTCTAAATATGTATTGATCTCAGATTTAAGTGTGTATGGAAATGGTTGCCAACCACGTTTCTCAAGTTCTTCTTCATCAAGTCTGCCTGTATAGTATTCCCATTTAAGTTTACGCCACTTGTTATAATTGAACTCTGCTTCTTTGGCTAATAACCGATGTGAAGAAAGAATGTTCAGATATTTTGAATGAAGTTTGGGAATATCAATTAATGCTTTACCCGGTTCAGTGCGATCAATGTTAGAATCCGCAGTCCACATTTGTAATATTTCTTCAAGTTTGGTCATAGTATACCTCCTATTAGGAGTATATCACATTTAAAATAATTTCTCTACGTTGTAATAGGTAAATCTAAACGTTGCATCTGCCGTAACAATTGTATCTGGTGTATCGGTGGCAGACATAACAAAACCGGAAAGAGAGATAGGAAATAAATCTTTGAAGTTAAAACGGTAATAAGGTTTGTTTGATGCCGAGAGAATAGTAACTGCACCATCACAATATTGCGGTGTTGTAGTTGATGATGCTGAAGAAAATTGATTTAATTTATTTAAATTTTTATATTCTTCATATTCAGTAGGAAATGTTACTGCACGTAACCAATCATGTATTTCAAGCCACGACAACATCTCTGCATCAACTATAAAAGTAACATTTAATACATCATAAATTGCTTTTTCACCAGGCGCATATAATTCTACGAATGGATTTTGCACTGGTATTTCTGACGTAGAAATGCCAGGTATTGAAACTGTTTGTGCAAAATATTGCAAATTCGGTGTACGAGCCATATTCAACGTAAACTTGTTTGGCTGTAACGAATTTGGATTTGTTGGATTACGTGTAAGAACTGTCATATCTTTATTTATATGTAAAAAAAGAGACACCCGAAGGTGTCTCTCTAAACCCACTCTTTGGTGGTTTAATTACATCAAGTTTGCAATACGGAAAGCACGATAATAGTTGTTGCTCTGAGTGTTTAGAGCGCCAAGACCTTGAGCAGTGCCTTCTGCAAATGGATTACCAACTAGACCATAACGTGTTTTAAAGCCAATCTTAGGTTGGAATGTACCAGTGTCTACAGCACGAACCATTTGTAGTGGCACATATGGGCAGTAGAACATACCAGCATCGTATGCATTTGTGCCTTTGTAACCAACTACAGCAAACTCAGAGGTTGAGCCCGTTGGGAAATATGGATCGATGTAAACTTTAATACGACCGAAGATTGTACCAGCAAATGTATTACCAGTATCGTCAACTGTCAAAGATACTTGACCTGCAAGTGCTGAGTTGTAATCAAGAATACCAGACATTGCTAGAGCAGATGCTACATCTGAAGAGCAGATGACGATATTGCCTTTACCACGACGAGTCAACTTAGCGATTTGATTTGCTTCACGCTCCAATTGGAATGCCAAACCTTTGATTTTTTCAACCATCCAACGACCGTTTGAGTCGGTATCAAGATTGAATACACCAGCAGTAGTTGTGCCTGCTTGGCAACCTGGTTTTGCAATTTTATAAACTGTGCGAATAACTTCACGATTAATTTCAGCAAGAATTTCAGCAGACAGAATGTTAGCCAATTCTGTTTCTGCATCAAGACCATGAACTGCTTTCAAGTCTTGTGCAAGTTCCATTGAATATTCTGCTTTTAGCGCACGTGTACGAGCAGTTACAGTGACTTTCTCAATTGAGAACGCCATTTCTTGGAAAGTGTTACCAGCAGCGCCATCGCCTAGTGCTTCAGCAGAACCAGTTGTCATTGCGCCAGTAGGTGCAGCGTTACCTGTGAACAGATAATCAGTCGTGTTACCTGAAACTGTCATTGAACCAGCAACAATTGCGCCGTTCGCACCAGAGAATGCTGTATTTGCTTCGTTGTAGAATGCTTCCGTACCGCTTTGTGAGCCGAAACGTGTACGCATTGCAAAGATCAGGCCTGTAGGACCTGTCATTGGCTGAACGCCGCAAACGTCATAAGCAATCAGGTTAGGTAGTGAACGACGAACCAGACTAATCAGAATTGGATCGAAACCAGCAACTGGACCAGCAGCAGCAGCACCGCCACTGAAACCACCTGTACCAGCAAAGTTAGTTGGTGAACCTTCGGAAAGGATTGCACCTTCTTTGATCATTTCTTGTGCTTGGTTTTCGAGGATAACTGCTGTTACCGCTTTACGGTATGGGTCAGCAATCTTTGGCATATCTGGATGATCCAGAACGCTTTCCCATTTATTTTGTAAATTTTCAGACAAATACATCTTCGTATCTCCTTTTATTATTATTTAAATTTTAATTTTAGAAATCGCTTGTACAACCGAAGCAACGTATGGGTCAGCGGCAGTTTTCTTTTCGCTACCATCGTCTTCTACTTCTTCATGAAGTTGTGCGGCATCGGCTTTCTTTATGCCTGATGGAAAGTAATTCTCACGAATTGTCTCAAGTTTTTCTGTGAATTCTTCCTCTGTGGAAAATTCTACACTCTCTGCAAGTGACTTAATTTTTTCTACTTGAGTTGCTGTGAGTCCTTCGCAAACTTCATTTACAAGTTGTACTTTAATTGCTTCAGTAAGTTGTTTCTTATACCGAACATTAGTTTCAATTTCTTCATTCAGTTTAATTTCCAGTTCTTCAACTTTAGATGCAAGTTCATCTACAAGTTCTACTTTGTCTTCTGGAACGTTGATATAGTTTTCGGCAAACAGATTACGCAGACCAGCGATAAAGTCTTCAGTAATTTCTGAACGCAGACCGCTTTCAATTGCGATTTCGTTATCATCCATCCACTGCTCTACCACATAGTTTAGATAGTCATCTACTTTTTCCGTAAGTTCTGTTTTAATTTCTTCAACGGTTTCAACCAACATGTTGGCATATTCTGCTTCGATTTGTTCCTGAATCTGTGCTACACGATCAAATACACGCGCTTCAAAGATTGTTGCAGCCTTTGCTTTGAAGTCTTCGGAAATAGTTTCATCGTCAGCAAATAATGCATCAACATCTTCTCTTAATTTCTTTCTCATTTTGTTTACCATTTCTTCATCGTCATCTTTATCATCTTCATCATCTTTATCAACATTTTTACCTTTTTTATCTTCATCTTCAGGCATCATGTTTGTGCCCGAACCTGAGCGCATATTATGATCGCCAAGTTGAACGTCAGCCGATGCTGCTGAAGGTTTAGTTGTAGGGGCAACGGCAGTTTTACCAGAACCTCTGCTTGTCAATTTAGCAGAATCGTCATCTGCTTTATAATTTTGTGGTGTAGGACCGCCTAAATCTTCAGGTGTTCCAGAATTGCCTGGAGTGTCATGTGACAATTTAGGCATTGGCATACCACCAGCGGATGACTTGCTTGATGCAAGAATCTCTGCTGCGGCTTCCATTAGTTTGTTTGTTGCCATTGAATATCTCCTTATGATTTTCTATTTATAAATTTTAAAGTTTTCGTAGAAAG